TTTGCTTCTTCAACGGATGGCATATTGTCGACATCGATCTCGGGAGTATTATCTGGGGGCTTTATCATAAGGCCAGTCTCTGGGTCTGGCAATACATTTGATTGAGCATTTTGATTTAATTCGTTCTGTGCGTTCTGTGCGTTCTTCCTTTCTGCCATCTCTTTTATATAAGGAGCCGCAGTATTAACAGCTGTCTTTACGGCGGTTTCGACACCAGCATTTGTAATAATAACTGCTGCATCACCCGTTGTGGGTGGCACGCTAACTGCTGCGGTTTCTACTGCGGGAGCAGTTGGTTCAACCTTATCGGAATATTCCTCGGCATCTAATTCAATCAAATTTCCATTACGAGCGTCGAAAAACATATTATCGTTTAATTTATGAACAGTCTCGTTCTTTGAATACTGGGGTATCCATACCTGCTCCAATGGTTGCTTATCTTTTTGAAATGCTATAAACCCTTCGGTATTAGTTAATCTTCCATATACTACGGATATTACTAAAATAATTAGTAGCAATACAAACATTAACAATGGCGATAGTTTGATACCTTTCATTTTCTATACAGTATAGAACGAAAAATATATGCACGTAATGTGTAAAATTGAAGAAATATTATTATTACTACTTGTATTAATAATATTGGAAATGGAGGCGAATATGGAAGTAGCAAAGACAAAAAAATCTCGAACAGTGGCGCCTATTCTGGATCGGTTCTATAATGAACCGCCGAATTTATTCGAACTCTCTATCGATGAAGCCGGCAGAGGATGTCTTTTCGGTCGTGTATATATCGCATGCGTAGTTTTACCTAAAGACCCCCTGGCTTTCTCTGGACAAGATATCAAAGATAGTAAAAAATTTTCATCCAAAAAAAAGCTAAATGAGATGGCGTCGTATATCAAAGAACATGCCTTGGCATGGCACGTCGCACATGTCGAAGCAGATGTTGTAGATAAGATCAACATATTAAAATCGGTTATGCAAGGAATGCACGAATGTATTCATGAAACAATGAATAAAGTGAGCGTTATTCAAAATACATCGGTTCCTATCTCTGATTGTATGGCAGTTATTGATGGCAACTATTTCACACCATATACTGTATTCGACGAGACTATTCAAATGATACAACAGATGTCCCATGTGACAGTTGAAAAGGGTGATGGCAAATATATGGCTATCGCAGCGGCAAGCATCCTAGCTAAAACTTCTCGCGACAATTATGTACTGGATCTATGTGAAAAATATCCGATCCTTAGTGAGCGATATGGATTGGAAAAAAATATGGGTTATGGAACTAAAACACATCTCGACGGCATTCGTCAATATGGCATTACACAGTGGCATAGAAAAAGTTTCGGTCTATGTAAAGAAGCCGAGATAACCCAGATTGACTAAAACGATTATGCAGTCGCAGTTATCGTTCGCAATGCAGTAAGTACTCCGAGTACTGCTAATATACTATGAATACCAAAGATAACATATATTATATTGATCCACTTTACTATACTCTGGTTATGTAACTTGTTTTTTTCGATATAGGCATTGAAATCGCTATACAATAAATAATTGATGGTTGCGGCTATTATTAGAAAGGCAATGCTAATCAATATTAGAAAGATGTCATAATTGTATGTCTTTCCGCGATAATAACGCGAATACGCCAACGATGCATATGACAATGTTGTGTACATTCCTACATTACGTAACGTTGAATGGAAATACATCAAAAATGTATGATCTGATGAAACCTCCATTATCTGTGTTGATTGTCGTATACATTCATGCCAGAAAATGTTACTAAAATAAACCGTCTACCTTTTTCTTATCGATTGCTATATAGTTTGTCGTACTATCGTTTGTACTATATCCTATTAGAAACTGATTGTATTGTTCCATATATACAAACCCCAGTGTATATTCTATTTTTTGTTTCTCGAATGAGAACATACGTGAATATCGCTTTACTTTGTATGTATTTTGATCTAGCACCACAAATACATGATAATAACAACGCCTACCTTCATGACTTACTATATGCGCAATGAACCATATATCTCCTTCTACTGCTATTCCATTCGTTGAACCTCTTAGTCGTTTAAAACAATGGGGCGTATCGATCGTATTCGTTGTCATAAATTTTGTCGTGTTCTCGTCGTCTGACTGTTTTTCATAATCACCTATAATCAATGGATGCCATTGGTAGATCACCTTCAATTGATTGTTGTTTTTGAACAGTACCCAGTTTTTCTCTACGGGTTGCAGATCTTCTTTTGTAACCAGAGACGATATGGCGGTTTGGTTCGATATATCAATTACCCCCGTCTCGATTTTAATATTATTGTATGCCAGCCCTCTATTGGCGTTGTAATATAAGTTCTCGTTATTTACGATTACTCGCACATCTTCGATCCCTACGTACAATCCGTCGTGTTTTTCGTCGTATTTCAATACAAATTCGTCGATTTTCTTCCAAATTGGTTCTCCTGTATCTAATATTGTAATGATGTTTTTAGTTGTAATCGATTTCTTATTCGAATATACCCCATTGTTGTCTATTCGGTAATCAACAAAGCGTGTGTTTATGTACAAGCGGTCGTTTTTCAAATAAATGGATGGTGTCGAACTCACAAACTCATCACCAAGATCAATATCGATTTGTATATTATTGAGTTGAACTACATAGTCTGTATTATCTGCTATATCACAAATTGAGTTTACATAGTATTTATAATTTTTCATTACACTATGCTGTATATCTGGTTCTGCCGCTGGATTATTCAACACCTTCATGCATGCGCGGTTCACATCTAAGTTTGCGTAGTTACAATAATACCCTACGATCGAGAACTCATAATCCAATTTATAATCATAAATATCCTTATAATAGAAAAGATGGTCGGTAGACGGATTGCGTGTTCGATGATAATCCGCCATTTCATAAAATCGATAAGCTAGCAGGTTTTGACCTTTTAAACGATAATATTTCACAATTTCATATAGGTTCTCTATTCTATCTGGATAATACTGATATCCCTCCATCCAATAAAATATCGCATTCGGCATGTCATTCAACGTCTTGTAACATTTACCAATTAAATAATAGGAATACCAGACTTCCTCTTTCCAACCACCTAATGCAATGCGCTTCTTGTATGTTTCGATCGCATTTTTATATTGACCTGCGTCTTTATAACTATTCGCCAAATAAAAGGTATATCGATCATTGTTTGGGTTCTCGACTAGTCCTTGTTTTAGCAGTTTAATATCTCGAACAAACTTATCCGTTTTAGAACCTCCGTCACCAACGTCGTTTATAAACATGATACTCCTCGGTATTTCGACGTTGGGAGTTTTTTTTGGTAAATCGATATATTCATGTGTCACACCCCAGTAAGAAAGATCGGGATAATTCTTTACAATCCGAACATTCTTATAGAAGAACTTTTGTGTACCCTGAAATAAATAATACGCATCCTGGGTTAATGTTCTCTTAAAATCGTCCACTATACACCCTGATGGTAGTTCTAATATCATATCGGCATCCATTAACAAGAGATAGTCGGAGTTCGGCATTCCGTTACATTGGTTCAATGAATACGTTCTATTATAACCAAAGTTACGAAACGGTTCAGTCACTACCTTACCGGTAATATTATGTTGATCGAAAAATGACCGGATTACCTCTATTGTATCATCCGTGCTACCGGTATCACATATACAATATGTATCGATTAATGGCAAGACCGATGTAAGCATACGACCTATGATCTTACTTTCATTTTTTACTATCATGTTTAGACATATTTTAGACATAATAGAGAACCTAAGTAATTATGTTAGTAAAACACACTAAGTTTATATAACTTTATCTTGTATTATTTTTTTCCAATGATATAATAACTACACACATACGATCTATTATGGCATTTACACGATTTCATGATGACCCCAATAGAATAAAAAAGCAAAGCGACGAAAGCAGCTTCGTTGGAAGATATATGTTGAATACACCTGGCCAAGGTACCGATTTACCCTTTTTCGAAGATCCTCACATACGCCTACAAGGATGGGGCGCAAATCTACGAAACGACACAGTCAATTTAGAAAGTGATCTCAAAGGTATGACCAGACCTCTCAACCGTGACAATATAACTTCCAATAACTATAAAGAACAAGCAAAAGAACCTTGGTCTGTTTCCTACAAAAAAACCGAACCCTTTGTACAAGAAACACGGGCAAGTCATCCCGCTTGGATGTATAAAGATTTAGAACAAACCAGATGGGACAGTCCTTATTTAAATCCCCAACATGGTTTAGAAAAGGGTTTCCAAGAAAACCAACTTACCCGTAATTTAGAGAAAGACCATTATGACTACCGTAATACAAACTAGACGTATACATGTGTAAAATATGATTACATTGAGAACACATTTATATGCAATAGTTTTCTGTAAATATTATATAAGATTAATATAATTATATAATATAAAATGGAAGTAGTTGTTCCACTGTTTGCCTTATCAAGCTTATATTTAATCAATAATCAAAATAAGAAAAAGGATAATGAAGAAGGCTTCTCGTCTGGTAGTAATCTACCAAATACCGATGTACCGACCCGTAATTATCCCAACGAAGAAATCTATACATCAAATGAAACCGATGAAACAAATGAATTATACACTTCGAACCGGTTTGACAATGGAGGAGGTGTGTACACTGACAAATACTTCAACCAGAAATCTGTCACCGAAGAAACGTCAAATGAAAATCCTAATTATTACTCTCTCACTGGTAAAAATGTAAATAGTGATTATTTTCAACACAATAACATGGTTCCTTTCTTTGGTAGTAATCTGAGAACAAGCACTGCTAATGCCAATTCTACCGAAGGCATATTGGATAATTATGCAGGTGCCGGTTCACAGACAATAAGTAAGAAAGAGCAGTCTCCGTTATTTAATCCTGATGAAAATACACAATGGGCACACGGTGTACCTAACCAATCTGATTTTATACAATCCCGTGTAAATCCAAGTACAAAGATGTCGAATGTCAACCCATTCAAACAGGAAAATGTTGGACCTGGGCTTGGTTTAGGCTACACCAATGAAGGTGCAGGGGGGTTTAACTCTGGTATGGCAGATCGCAATAGTTGGATGCCCAAAACGGTTGACCAACTTCGTGTTGATAACAATCCCAAGTCAGGTGGTCATTCACTCCTCGGTTTAGAAGGCCCAGCCAATAGTGCAATTAAGAACAATGCTACACGTGACCAGATGGGCATTATGGAAAAACATCGTCCCGAGAGAGCATTCGAACTTGATCAACGTAGTATGAATGGAGGCCAAGAGGGATTTGCTGGTAACAATGATAGAGACATTGGTCGTTTATTCACTACTGGTGGCGCAGAGAAAGGACAGACCATGCGTGCTGTCCCCGTCGAACGTAATGTATCTCGTCCTGATACGGCAGTCGAATATGCTGGTGCTGCTGGATATCAAAACGAGGCTTCTTACATGCCTGGTGAATATATGCCTTCGCACAATCAACAATTGGGTCAATATCAGCTAGGTGCCGCAAACGCCAATGGTAGAAGTAGTGCATCCGAAGGCGATTATGGAATAAAGTCGAAAATGGCCTATCCCAACAATCGTACTGTTAATAAGCAAGATAGCTACTTCGGCATGGTAAGTGGTAGTGTTGGTGCCGCAGTAGCGCCTTTACTTGATGTATTCCGCCCGTCTAGAAAAGAAAACGTTGTTGGCACTCTACGTCCATACCAAAACCCTGGCACCACTGTCCCTCAATCCTATATTTTTAACCCCAAAGACAAGTTGCCCACGACCACTCGTGAAACGACCGAGAAGTCAAAGATGCATATGAACGTCAATGCTAACCAGCGTGGAGGTGCATACAAAGTAACGCAACAACAAGCTACTAACACTACTAGACAGGAGACAGGCGATTTCTATTATTCTGGTGTTGCCGGAGCAGGAGACAGAACTAGAAAAACCACCTCCTATGAATCTGGTTACAATCAGAGAAACAATGATATCAAGTCGAGTACTATCGATGGTCGTCTAGTAAAAGGAAACATGTCACTCTTAAACTCTGATGTGAACATGCGTCAAAAATCTCGCGATGACTTCTTGAAGAACTCTCGTCCAGTTACTGGAACCATGCCATACAAGACACCCGACGCAACTACTATGGGTCGCGTTGCTGGCAATGATCGTAACTTATATTCCAATATTCAAATGGATCGCACAAACCCTGAGGTTATGACGGCACTCAGTTCCAATCCTTATGTGGTTGATCACCGTAAAGGACTATAAGTTTATTGGTTTGGTTTGATTTGGTTTGTAAATATCATAGTATATCATATTTACAAAAAAACGAGTTTAGTTATCGTAAAGTGGTTGCTTTGCTTAAATAAAGTAATATTCCCGTCAGTCCGGACGAATCTGTACATACTATATTGATTGTATCATTTATATTGAGAACTTCGCCTATATCCTTAAAATTCCTATCAAATATACGTCCAACCCCGATTATATTCAATGCATTGTTTCCAATGTTGATACCTCCTATCTTTAATCCGTCAATTAATTTACCATCTTTGTCTTTGGTTGAAAACAACGTTTTGGGATAGGGATAGCTGGCATAATTGTCCGACCCAATTATGCTATTCGATGGAACATTCTCCAATGACGGAGACGTACCCCAAAGATCCATAGTCAGGTTATTCTCTTTCACTACATTTGTTAATGTAAAATTAAATTTCGCAGGGAATTTGCCTCCCTCTTGGGGAGCTACCATAATCATACTTTCTACCTTTTTGGTTTCCATATTCAATACTATGGGAGTTGGACTATCTGTTTTAAACAATGCGGTTTTTTGGTTCGGGTTTGTTTCATTCACAGATGCTGTTCCGATATAATAGGATGTTTCTGGATTAAATACTTCTTTGGTTTCCGCACCAAACGATGGCACCGACGGTTTATCATCCTTTACCTGCAACATTTCTGCCAAATATTTTTTAGGCTGCATGTCAGTATCTGGTTTGGTAGCAATATTGGAGGATGGTTTCACATCAAGCCCTTCTTTTGTTGGACGCGACAACAATGCTAAAATCAAGGATAGTATCAGTATTAGTAATATCATATATGTGATAACACGACTGCGAGATAATGCCATGTTGTATGTAATTATAACATAGGCATAGATATTTCTATATTGGATTTTCGTTTGTATAATAAGTATTTGATTTATTATACAATAAAGGGATTTCGCTCTCAAAAGGGATCGAACCTTTGACCTCACGATTAACAGTCGTATGCTCTAACCAACTGAGCTATGAGAGCGCAGGTAACTTTGCGGCCAACCTATTCCGTTATTCAGCTCCTACCGAGGTTTGAACTCGGGTTTCGGGATTCAAAGTCCCGAGTGATAACCACTACACTATAAGAGCTTACATTATATACATTTATTGTTTGCACGAAGAGGGGTTCGAACCCTCGCATCATATGATAGTGGGTCTTAAGTCCACCGCCTTAGACCACTCGGCCATCCGTGCATAGTTATGGGTACATGGTAATCGCATATAGACAGGTGAGCTTAGTGCAAAAATGCGGGCTCGAACCGCAGACCTTCGGCTCATAAGACCGATGCTCTAACCAACTGAGCTATGATTGCTGAGAAGGGGGGCCCACCTGTCTATATAGACATCGACAGAGCCCGCGTTTATTTACAAATTACACTATGCTACACAATAATATATAGGGATCTCTCTTTATACCCTTTTTGATCGTATATTACTAGTGTGGTTGCAACCATTTACACATTTTTGTCCAAAACTACCCCTCTGAGCAAATTTTTTATTATTTTCTCTTCGAATTTCTTATCTTCTTCCTTGTCGTAACCACCCAAAGACGCCTTATAATATTTGAAGTAATTTTCACAATCATCGCTTCCAATTTGTTCCACGTTCGGTTTGGAACTATCGTACCATTTACGTAACTGGTTATAATTCTTATTTGCTACATTCTTTACTGCACTACGCAACCGTGTTTTATCACGGTCTTCTCTTTCCCATTTTTCGTCATTTTTGATATAGATCGTCTCGCGTTTCAAATCAGTACAGTGCATTGGTCGTGTATGCATCTCCATATCTTTGATACGTTCTATCATTACCTTTGATATACCTTCTACAAAACCAATATTGCCTGTGCATATGAAATCATCCATTGACACCTCGATTGAATTTATGAATTCGTTCATGGTAATCGCATCTTTGCACGTCTCATTCAAGAAGAAATTGAGATTGAACTTGTTATTATTGGTTGTATTGTTACAATTTGTATTGTTTGTAACATGGCCGGCATTCTTCGCTAGTTCAACTACCTGTTTGTTTTGTTCAGCCAACATTTGTTTGAACTCCTGGTTCTCATGTACCAAATCAAGAATGAGTTCCCCCTGCTTTTGAAACATTGCAGACAGCTCGTTCGGTCTTACCTCTACACTCCCTGATCTATCTGGTGCAGCGAGCAACTTTTTACACCGTTTCTTATGCCGTGATAGACCCTGTCTATATTTGAATGTCTTACCACATTCGCAGTCATTTTCGTCGGCAACTTTTTTGTCACCATTTGTCACCATTATATGTTTTGCAGTCAATAAATGTTTGG